ATCATTCGCAAAATGGCGAAAAAGAAACAAGGCAAACAACGCCGCAAGCTCAAAAAGCTATACGCCAAAGAGCGGAGCGGAGAGTATGCGGCGGGCACCGCTTACGAGTCGCTTGTTTCCTGGCTCGCAAACGCCGCCCGCGGAGATACCTACCACGAGCGGCGGAAAATGATTACATTCTATAAAGAATTGGAGGACACGCGCAATGCAGAAAGACATATACAAACGCCTTGCAAAGATCGAGGCAATGACTAACGCACAAAAGGCGGAGTTAGAGGAAAGCCTGGTAGCGGCATATACGGCGGCTTGTGCCGATCGTAACGAGGAGGAGGCGGCGGCTTGTGCCCGCAAAATCCGAAATAAGCTCCTCGAAAAGTCCGATAACCAAATGACCCTCGACCGCCTGGGGCTCGACCTATCCTCGGCGACAAAGTTTATCGCCGCATTAGCGAAAATCTTTACGGGAGCCTGGGCGAAATACCGCCAGGCTTTGCGAGATTTGCCCGAGCAAGCGGGTTTTCCGTTTGAGATCGAATTTCCCGTAGCACCCGACAGCGAGGAGGGCTCCGAGAATGAGCCCGTTTGAGGCGATCGAGAGGCTTTGCGCCGTTACTCGTCTGCAAGCTGACATTATACGAGAGCAAGCCGAGGTTATCGAGCAAGCTAAAATAGCGTACAGCACCGACGAGAAATTAAGGGAAATGCGCGCAAACGCCGCGGCGGAGCTTGACACGATCGGCAAAGAATACGGTTAAGGAGCTTTTGACTATGTACTACGAAACCTTTATAAAATGGCTTATTCCGTTTTTGTGCGGCGGCGCTATTTCGGCTCTCGGAGTCGTTATTGGGCGTATTAAGATCGGCAAAAAGAAACAAGACGCTTTAGGAGAGGGCTTGCAATGCCTCCTCCGCGCCGAAATTATCAGCCAATACGAGAAATGGTACGAGCGGCGCTATTGCCCGATTTACGCAAAAGAGGCGTTGAGGCGGGCTTACAATAGCTATCACACATTAGGCGGCAACGATGTAGCGACGGGGCTATACGAGGAAACAATGGAGCTACCCGAACACCCGCCAATGCAAAAATAGAGAAAGGAGGAGCGAACAATGCAGAGAAAGGCTATCCCTACCGAAACGATCATTAGAGCGATCGTGCTTTTTATCACCCTGGTTAATACCTTTTTGGTGATGATCGGTAAAAACCCCTTGCCCTTTGCCGAGGACGAGCTGTACGCCTGGCTTTCCGCCGCCGCGTCTGCCGCGGCTACGATTTGGGCTTGGTGGAAAAACAACAGCTTTACCTCCGCCGCGATCGCCGCGGACGAGTATATGGCAGAGCTGAAAGCCCAGGGCACCAACACCAACGCAGAAACGGAGGAGTAATTTATGGAACTCAAGCAGACATTTGTAGTAAATAACCCTTGCTACAAGACCAACCAAAACCCAGGTAGCGATACCAGGTATACCAATTTCCAAAAGAACGGCGCAAAGGGGCTTATGCTCCATAGCGTAGGTTGCCCGCAACCCTCCGCGTCCGTTTTCGTCAATAATTGGAACAAGAGCGATTACGACCGCGCTTGCGTCCACGCCTTTATCGACGGAAACACGGGTGCGGTACATCAATGCTTACCGTGGAATTTCCGCGGGTGGCACGGTGGCGGCTCCTCTAACAATACCCATATCGGAGTCGAAATGTGCGAGCCCGCGTGTATCAAATACACGGGCGGATCCTCTTTCACTTGCTCCGATCTCGAGAAAGCCCGCGCCGTTGCGACCCGTACCTATAACGCCGCGGTCGAGCTTTTCGCTTTCCTTTGCAAAGAGTATAACCTCGACCCGTTGGCTGACGGCGTTATTATCAGCCATAGCGAGGGCTACAAGCGCGGCGTTGCCTCCAACCACGGCGACCCCGAGCACTTGTGGAGAGGGTTAAGCCTGGGCTACACTATGGACGGCTTTAGAAAGGCGGTTGCCGCCGCTATGCGTCCCCAGGAGCCCACACAAGCATCCGCCACACCCGAAAAGGTGCTTTACCGCGTGCAGACGGGCGCATTTTCCAAAAAGGCAAACGCTACCGCCCTCGCCGAAAAGCTGAAAGCCGCGGGATTTGATACTTATATGGTACAGAGCGGCGGCTATTACAAGGTGCAAGTAGGCGCGTACAGCGTTAAGGCTAACGCCGAGGCAATGGCGGCAAAGCTGAAAGCCGCGGGCTTTGATACCTACATTACCACAAAGAGCGGCACCGCCGTTTCCGTGGCGGCACCCGCAAAAAAGACCGTTGACGAGCTCGCCCGCGAGGTGATCGCGGGTAAGTGGGGCAACGGCGCAACTCGTAAACAAAAGCTCACCGCGGCGGGTTATGATTACTCCGCCGTACAAAAGCGGGTTAATGAGTTGCTCAAATAGTCCTCCTTAAACTCCATATAGGGAAAGCGGCGAGCGGAGGGCTTACCTCCCTCGTCGCTTTTTCACTTTCCAGGAAAGGAGCCGATCGTATGGCACAAAACAAGGGCGGCGTTACATTCATTAACACAAGCGCGGAGGTTAAAAAGTCGATCGAGGGACTCGCAAAAACAGCCTTGCGCGCCGCGGGAAAAGTCGTGCGTAAAAAGCTCCGTGAAAATATCCCGATCAAATCCAAAAACCTAAAAAACCATATAGGTACCTGGGTTTTTATCGGAAAAGATACGGGCATACCCCAAATGCAAGTAGGTTTATACTCCTGGCAGAGGGTAAAAAAGAGGGGCAAGCAACCCTCAAGCTCGAGCCCGTCCTGGGTTGAGTTTGGCACCTCGCCGCATATCATATCGGCGAAAAACGCAAAGGTGTTAGCCTATGACGATGTTTCTTTCGGTAAGACAGTATCGCACCCAGGCACCCGCCGCACAAACTTTCTACGAGATACCGTGTATAACAATCTCGACGAAATACGAGCGGCACAAGAGCAATACTTGGCGGAAATCAGTAAGACGATCGACGAGGCAAAACAAAAGATCGACCAGGGCGACGAGTTCGAGGACGACGACTAAAAGTAAAAGGCGGGGGCTATGATAGCCTCCGCCTTTTTTGTTTTACCCGTTATAATTCCCGTAGCACTTACCGCAACGGCGCAAGCCCTTTTTGATCGCGTCTTTTTCTTTCATTTCGATACAATCACTCGAGCGGCTCATAGCGCACATTTGGTCGGCGTGATAAACCTTGCTACCTTTGTTTACAAACACGGTATCAAAGTCGAGCTCCGCCGTGCGCCTGGGCGCTGCGCCCGTGGCGGGTTTCTTATTCCTATTCACGAGCCAAATAATAAAGTAGACAATGCCAACGGGATAAAAAATGATTAAAAGGACTTTTTGCCAGGTCTGCAACTTTTTCATAGTGCCGATCGCCTCCGATAAAAAAGAGTGTGTGCAACCGAAAGTCGCACACACCCGAAAAATGTAAGACTCCGAATTGCTACCACACAAAAACGATCTGCACTATTTTGAAATGCAAAAAGTAGAGTCTACATTTTTTACCGAGGTAAAAAATGAACACTCCAAAATAATGCAGTATAATATTTTTGTGTGGTGCCCCTATTATAGCATACCTCGCAAAAATAGTAAATATTTTCCGCGAAAAAATGCAAAAAAGTTTGTAAAAAGGTATTGACATACTGCAAGCAGTATGTTATAATTAAGGAGCAGTAAGGGAAAACCTCTTACGAGTACACAGAAAGGAGCGGTGCTTATGGATAACATAGAAAAAGCCTTGCAAGACTTGGCGAAAGCGTTAGAAAGTAACGACACGGTGGAACGAGTCAAAGTTACGATAACACTTGTAAAACCAAAGCCGAGCAAGGCTAAACCCAAGAGCGAGTAAGGCTCAAGGCAGAGAGCGGGCGGGCTACCGCCCCTCTCGTAAGTCCTATTGTAGCATAAAGATATGAATAAATCAATAGGAGGCGGCATTTATGGAGTGGAAAAAATCAAAGCTCATAGGAAAGAGAGCATACATTCCCGACGAGAGCGGGCGGCATTGGGGCGATTGGGGCACGATCGTAGCCTATGACGGAGAATACTACCACATTGCCTTTGCAGACGATAAAAACAATGTGCTTATTTTTAAGCGCGAGGAAATACGCGTACCGAGGAGGAAAATATGATTATAGAGAAAAACGGCAAGGTTTATACAGTAACCGAGCACGCCGACAAATGGAAAGTGGCGGCAGAAAGCGGCAAGCTCTCCGTTGCCTTTGATATTTCAAAAGACCTATGTAAAACCGCGGGCGATCTCCGCGAGTATGTATTATCAAACGACGATTTGTTTTGAGGTGTAATTATGGCAGAGAAAAGAAAAACGACGACCTCCACAGAGGTAAAGGCACGATACAACCAAAAGACATACGATGTAATATCGGTAAGAGTCCCGAAAGATTTAGCCGAGGCTTTCAAAGCAAAATGCGCCGACGCGGGAGTGCCGCAAGCCCAAATCATAAAGCGGGCTATTGAGGATTTCTTAAACGAATGA